CTGGGTGATCTGTACTACCGCGCTCGCGGGATGGAGTTGCCGCCAAAGCCAGAGCGAGCCTTTCATTTTGGTAGTGCCATTCACCTGATGTTATTGGAGCCGGAGTGGTGGGTCGCGGAAGACTGGGGGCTGACGGGGAAGGAATTGCAGGATGCTGAGGGGATGGCAGAAGCGGTGGCAAGAGACATGGAGTTGGCGGGAATAATCAAGGCCGCTCAACGAGAAATTATCTGCACATGGAGAGATCGGGCTACTGGATTGCGATGCAAAAGCAAAATTGATGCGCTGCCAGACGGGGATATGATGATAGACCTAAAAACCACTCGCCACCGGACAAGGCTGGACTTTCTGGATTCGTGCAAGCAGTATGAGTATGACAGGCAAGCGGCATTTTACGCGGACGGGGCAAGGCGAAAACGGTTTCTGATTGTGGGATTACAGAAGGTCGCGCCGTACAACATTTACTACTTCGAGACGGGTGAAGGGAAAGAGTTTTTTGAGACAGGGAGAAAGAAGTATAGAAAACTACTAAGCATCGCCGCCGAGCAAGGACTGAGAACGCCAAGGGCATTAGAGAGACTGAACCCCAAGTAACTAACATGACTTGCTTTGATTCACGCCGCTCTGCTGGAATGGTAGGGCGGTATTTTCTCACACTTTCAACATCATCAACATGATACTGATACTCGACACTGAAACAACAGGGCTGCCCGCCAACATGGACGCGCCCCACACCGACACGGAGAATTGGCCGCATATGCTTTCCATCGCCTGGGAAGGGTATCGAGAAAACGGCGAAAGCATGGGTGAATGCTCTTACATCATCGAACCCCGCCCCGGCGTAATCAACTCGCCGGGCCCAATGAGTGTGAATAAGATTACGCCAGAAGTACAAGAAAAAAATGGGTGGGATATCGCCTATGTACTGGAGCATCTGAAAGGCTTGTTGTCGCACGCAAGCCTGGTCGTGGCCCACAACGTCGCATTCGACAAAAACATCATCGGGGCAGAGTTTGCACGGGCAGGGTTGGAAATGCCGGAGCGGGAATGGTTCTGCACCAAAGAGGACATCGGCAACCTGCTTCAACTCCCAACCACCGAAGCCCAGCGCAAGTACCGCCCAGAAATCGAGTACAAACAGCCACGATTGGACGAACTCTACCAATTCCTTTTCGGGAAGCCCGTGCCGGGTCGGGAGGAGTCACACGGGGCCAAGCAGGACGCGGCAGCGTGTGCGGAATGCTATTGGGAACTAAAAAAACGGGGTCACATCTAAACACCGCCAACCATGACTACAATCCGCCAATCCCTCACCACCCCACCCCAACACCCAGAAACCGGAATCAACATAGTGTGCCTGGGCATTTCCGCCATTGCCCCGGCCCTTGCGGTCGGGGTGGCGGTCGGGCTGCCCACAGGCCTTGCCATCGCCCTTGCACTGTATGCCACAATCCAAGCACAGCGGCACAGCAGCGGCACGGTCCGTCGGCAATACTTCGTCGGGGCTTGGATGGTGCGCGTGTTCGCTGCCACCTTCGAGGAGATGGCCTATCACGACCAGTTCGCGCTACGCGCTACACTGCCCTTTGACTGGACACCCACGACGTGGGCATGGCTTTCGGTGGTGGCAATGGCTGCGCTGGATTTGTGGGCATTGTCGGCGACGAGCGCGAGAGCGGCAGCAGAGGCGGTGGCACGGGAGCAGCAGCGGGTAGCGGAGGTGGCGGCAAAGGAAGTGGCAGCGCGGGAGCGAAAAGCGGAGGCGGAAATAGCGGCCAAAATCCGACTAGCAGAAATCGCGGCCCAAGCCGAAAAGGACAGCCTCACAATCGCGCTCACCCAGCAAACGGAAGCGGCAAGGGTGCAGGCGGAAGCAAAGGTTGAAGCGGCGCGAGTGCAGGCGGAAGTAGAGGCGGAAGCCCGGAAAGAGCGGGCGGAAGCAGAGGCGGAAGCCCGGAAAGAGCGGGCGGAAGTGCGGAAGTCGGAGGCGGAAGCAGAGCGGAGGCGGGCGGAAATGCAGGCGGAGGCGGAAAAGCGGGAGGCGGAAGCAAGGCGGAAGGCGGAAGCGGCACAACGTGCTGAAAAAGAGCGGATTGAGCAGGAAGATGCCGAGCGGGCACGGCGCGAGGCGGAAGCAGAAAGGGCAAGGGCGGAAGCAGAGGCGGAAGCCAAAGCGGAAGCAAAAAACCGTACCCCGGAAGTGTGGCGGCAATTGATTCAGAGGGCGGAAGTGGAGTTAAGCAGCCAGTTGGGGCGGAAGCCAACACGGGCGGAAGTCGCGGCCCGATTAGGAACCAGCGATAGGACAATTAGGACTTACGCAAATGCGGCATGAAACTACTTGACTTATACTGTGGTGCCGGGCTTGCGGCCATCGGATACAATGGGAATCCCAGAAGGCTACAAGTTCAAAGACACAGAAATTTCCGAAGGAATACCGCCAGCCTACACCCGATACCTGGGCGAGTGCTGGATGAGGCAGCAGGACAATTTTCACCCGGCGCAAGCCACAACACCAACAACTATGGTATCTTTTGAACTTACAATGCCTAACGTCGGCTCATGGAACGGCAAATGGACGGGAGCCGATAAAAAATATTACATCGTTAAAAACCTGTCCAAATCACAATTAGCAAACATACCTTTCAAAGACGGTAGGGCTTCATTTTACTACAATTTTGGCGATGGTTGGGGCGCAAATGTTACCGTCGAATTGGTGGACGCAAAAGAAGCCAGTCGCAGACGCAGGAACTCAAAAGGGTTTGCTGGATATGATTGGATGGCTGATGAAATCATTGAACATGGCCGTATTCTTTCGCGTAACGAGCGTTTAATTCCCGCATAACGTCCGTATTGCTGCCGTTTTTTTTTGCGGTGGCTTTGCGGGTTTGGCTTTAAAAAAATGGGCAGCAATACATTGTTAGTTGCTGTTTTTCTTAATCTTTAATTTTTAAAATTATGAAATATCGAGTTATCCGTTTTCAAGGCTCAAAAAATGATGAAACTAAAAAAGTAACAGGAGGTTATCTTTTTATTGAGTTTGTAGAAAATGCAACAATCAAAAGAAAAAATACCGAAAATTCACTTAAAATGAAAAAGGGTGAAAGAATTGGTAAAGCCGTAAATGGGAGTAATCGGAAGGAGGCAATTGATTTTTTTGAAAAGACATTTGAAGTTTTTTAATTGCAACTAACATGGCAATAACCGAGGCAAAAGAATTTCTACAAACCGCAACAATGACGCGCATCGAAGCCGGAAACCGATTGGCAGCGACCCGCCTCACAGATGAGCAGCGAGTATTGATCGAAGATGTGTTGATAATGTATGACCAGTTGGTGGAGCGATTGGGGTGGGCTGATAGGCTCGAGAGTGCAGTGATTCAAGACGCGCGGGAACTGGAGGAGGTTGTGAGACTGGGGGAAAGAATGCGAGCAGCGCAAAAACTGTATTTCAGGGATCGAAGCGGGGCGAACTTGGATTTGGCGCGGAAACTCGAACGAGAATTTGATGTAGCAGCCGCGAAGAAATTGGACGAGGAGCCGAAAAAACCGACGCTATTTGGTTGACGGGTAATACATTTGTACAATTGTTTTCATTTGGTTTTTTGGGGTCAGGCCCGACTGCGTAAGTAGTCGGGGCCTTTTCTTTTTCCAGGGTTCCCCCGTACCCCCTTGCCCCTTGCAGTCGGCCCCGCTACCTCGACAGGTGCAGGAGCGCCAGCCAGTACAGCCGCACAAGCCTTGCCCAGCGCGGCCAAGCGCGGTGACCACGACGGGGACGGGTGTGGGGCAGTGGCGTGTCGAGTGGTTCCATGCGGCAAAGATGCAGCGACATACGCAAGCGGCAGCCGCTTCGTGCGCTTCGCGTCGTTCGGCAGGGGCGAGGCGCCCCAAATGAAAAGGCCCGACCCTCTTTCGAGAGCCGGGCCGCACCATGCCAATGGACAAAACGAACGGAGACGGAAGCGAAAGCGGAGGCTATCGGGAGCCACCGGCTTCGCCGTTGCCCTTGATGTAGTCCCAGACGAGCGCACCGAAAGCCACAAGGCCGTTGATGCCCAAAATCCAGTTCCGGGTAGCGATTGCGTCTGCCGCCTGCTTCGCGGCTTCGCTGATGTCGCCAGCGGCTTCAAGATTGGGCGAGAAGCCAAAGTAGGCCATGAGCGCAAAAATGAGGGTGGCAATGACGGTGAGAACGTGCGGTTTTTTCATGTGTGCGAGTATTGAAAAGTTGAAAGTTCGTTGCTCGAGTTGCTCCACCCTATCCGACAGGCTGCCCACTTGGGTGCCGATGCGATCAAGACGATGCAAGATTTCAGTGTATTGCGCTTGCATAAATTCGACGAGGAATTGAGTGAGCATGGCCCTGATTTTCAGGGCGGTATGGCGAAAAAAGTGCCAGTTGTTAGGGGTAGACGCGGATTTCGATAGCCATATTATTACACCCATTGATAGCGGCTACGGCAGCATCGAAAATCTGAACCTTCACCAGATTATCGCTCTCTCTTGCTATTCTGGCAAAAAACTCATCAGCAGCAGCAACGAGATCAATCGAGGCAGTCGCCCAAGTTTTCGCAGACGGAAAAGCACTGGTAAGGGTTCCACGGAAAAAGCCAACATCTTCCCATGTCCACACCACCGTCCCGCCCAGCGTATTCTCCAACACCGTCGCAGTGGGCGCATCGGTACCGGATTGAGAGAGGAGGGCGGTGTAGACCAAGTATGATGCACCACCACCGCCACCGCTTACTGTTGCGATACTATCCGAAACCAACGCCTTCACACTGCCAAAATCCATAAGGGAGCGGTCGTTGTACGTCGCCGAGTAGTCGCCGCTGTACTCCACCCCGCGAGGCGTGGCGCGTGTGTCCCAAAACTTGTAGCCATTGGTAGCAGTGGACTGAATTAGCGTGTAGGCTGTGGTAGGTTCCAGCCTGACGGTGTAGCCGGGAGAAACGGTCTGAATGTATGCGTCATCCGCTTGCGCTCGAAACTGGTAGCCGGGAGTGCCAAGGATTGCGCCGCTGCCTTGCAAATTCAGGTTGCCACCAAGACCCGCAGAGCCGTAGTCGCCGAGAAGGATTTGGCCAGATGCGCCAGAGTTCATTCGGAAGCCGTTGGTGGCGGTGGCCACGGTGGAGGCTGGGACTGTGCCGCTGCCCTCGTAAATGCCGCCCTCGCCAGCATCCACACTCCACACAGTACCCGTACTCGACACAGTGATGCTACCCTTGTCGCCGTCCGTCGGAATGGCTTTCACCCGCACCCATGCCCCGCTCAGCCGCTGGTAAAGTATCCCGTTGGTCTTGTCGAAGGCAAGGTTGCTGCCATAGGTGGACGGGGTGTGGGTCGGTGTTCCGAGGGTGTGAGGTGTGGCCGGGGTGGATTGGATGGCTTGACCGCGCGTTGCGACGGACAGGACGAGGAGGATGGGGAGGAGGAAAAGTAGTTTTTTCATAGTGTGAGTGAGAATTAGGAGACACGGACAAGGGTATCGGCGGGATAGGTGTCGTGGCCAGCAGCAGCCCAATAAGCGTCGCCAGTGGTCAGGCCAGCGGCAATTGCAGCAGCGTCGGAAGTGTAGGCCGAGAGTTGGCCGAGGCCAAAAGGAACGGTGCTGAATGGATTGGGATAGCCCGATGCATTGGTGACGCGGACAAGGGTGCCAGCAGGGACAGAATCACTACCGGGAAGAACCCAGTACGGCATCCCAATTTCAAGGCCAGCGGCTACCGCTTCATCGTCGTTAACATAGGCTGGGAGGCCGCTCAAATCGGTCGAAATTGTGGAAAAACTGGGCGAAATGGCATGGACAAAGAGCAGTTGCTTGCCAGGGAGCCGGGCCACTTGGTTCCAGTAATAAGTAAAGCCCTTCCAGACAAAGTACCAATTCCTCCACTGGTTGTCGGTGATGAGCGTGAAATCGGTGGGTTCGGTGATCGTGAAGCCAACGCTGCCGCGAGTCCAGTAGGGCAAATCCACCACGGGGTTCACCTTGGCTTTGGCGGTGGTTTCCGTGTCCACCGTGTCAATGACCGTGTGAAACTCAACCCACTCGTTCAGTTCACGGAAACTTAGGCCCTCTATGAATGAAAATGCTGCCATAGGTTACCGTTTCAAAATGTAGGGCTGGTAATAATGCCTCGCCAGCGCGAAAGCGTCCTCGATTCGGTCTGCCCGGTAGAAGGCACCACCAAGCAGTGCAGCCGCGCCGCGAAGCGGCACAGGCTGCACTGCCGTCGAGGCGTAGCCAGCCGTGTACTGGACGCGGACGTTTAGCATGCCGTTGTAGAGGTCGGCAGTGGGCCAATTCGCGCCTTCGGCGAGTTGGATGCGGGGTAGCGGGCTGAGTATGTCGGTGCGGTACTGGTCAGAGGCCAAAGTGTTCCATGTGCTGCCATCTTCACCGAGGTACTGGACAGAAGCGATTGCGGTAGCCGGGCCCTTGCTCAGTTCCATAACCCGCGAGGCTTCGCCCCGCTCGTTCTTCGGCCAGCCGTCAAAATACTCCCTGTACACCGTCTGAATCATCACCCGCCCGGTCGCATTTTCCAGAAACGTCCTTGCCCCGTACAGTGCCGAAAGTATTAGCGCGTCATCCTCTGTCTGGGCGGCAGGGACGTTCAGGTACAGTTTGAAACTTGCCGTGAGCGCGGCGGCCTCGGAAGCGTTGATTGCGTCTGGCGAGGTGATGATCTCGATGGGCATCGGTTAGGCTTTTGGAGTCGCTTTGAGTCGGTCGATTTCCGCTTGCATGGCCTTCAACTGGGCGGCAAGTTGCGCCATTGCCTCGGCGGAGCCAAAAGCAGGAGTGATGCGAGTGGCGGAAAGTTCGAGAGCCGCCAAAGCCTCTTTTGCCGCCTCGATTTCGGCAGATTTCGCACGGACAAGGACGCCGGCCTCCATGCCCTCGTCGGCTTTGGTGGCATCGATTTCGGCTACATCGCCTTCGTGGTGAGCGTAGCCGATCAGAACACCGGATTTTTTGAAACGTACCCAAATTTTTTTATCAGGCATGAGTTATGAGTTTGAGAGTGAGAGAGAAAAAGGTTTTTTGGGGCTGAAATCTTACGCAATCAGCGCATCAAGCATCGCCGAGAACGACTGTGGGGTACGCACACCAACATCCATGAAGGTGTTAGCGGTAATCCGGTAAGAGCCAGTCGTGTCCAGGCTGTACGGGTTCATAACAATCTCTACCCCACCCCAGTAGGCGAGGACAAGTTCCCGGAAATTGCCAAAGATGATGGCATGACAAATCCCAGAGGCCGAGCCTTTCGTCAAGGTCGAGGGAACCAAGGTGGACGTGGCGGATTTGTAACCGTTGATCATGCCCATGCCGTTTGCGCCTTCGAGAATAAAGCCGTTGCCAGCCACATCCCGCTTAGTATTCTTCAGCACGTTCGCTACGCCGGGCGTGAGCAGGTAGCCAAGGCTTCCCCGCAGCGCATTATCCACCGCCACCTCGTACTCCAGCGCGGTCATGTTGGCCCAAGTGGGAATCAAACCGTTTGTTCCGCCAGCCACCGAGCCGATGCCGCTGGTAGCCGTGATGCCAGTCGGTTGGCTCGATGAGCCAGTACCTTGGATTGCGTACTGCTCTTGAAGGGTCATCAGCACGGTGCGGAGGTCTTCACGAAGCCAGTTTTCGACATCGATACTGCTTTGGAGCAGCAGTTGACGGGAAAACTCAGTGTAAGCGCCCTGACGCTTCGGGGTGAGGGCGAGGGTGTTGAGCGTCTGTTGGCTTTCGGTAATTGCAGCGGCTTCTGCAACAGCGTAGCCGGTGGCCCGAGCGGTTTGGCGAGGGAAAGTGAGGTTTCCTTGCAGGCCGGTCAGGACGCGCGCGCCGAGCGCGATGAGCGGGGTGTTAGGGTCGAGGAAGCCGATGAGGCCCCCAAGATCCGTCGCCACAAGGTGACCGCCCGCAGTCGTGGTACCTACCGACAAGTCCCGCGCTTCCATTTCGGAGTTGGGGTTGTGTCTTTTGTAGGCGCACATCTGTGGCACCATGAAGCCATTGGGGTCAAATTCCGTGATCTCCGCGTTGCGGGCCTCGTGTTCGCCCTCCTGAATCATCTCCGCCTCAATGCCGTCCATTTTGTCCACAAACCCGCGGGCGTTTTTGATGCCATGTTTGGCGCGAAGGGCGCGGATGACACTGAATTGCTTGGGCAGATCACCATCTTTCGTGCGCTTGGAAATGACATTGACACTCACGCCGGGAGCGGCGTTGTCGTCCGAAGTTGCACCACCCCAAAGAGCCATACGCTGCTCCAATTCCGCATCAGCAGCCAGCGAGGCTACTTTGTCGACGTGGGTTTCAACAAGACGTTGTGCGTTTTTCAGGTTGCGCTGTGCCAGTTCAAGGGCTGCGCCATCCTTGGTTTCATCCCAGCCGGGGTCGGTCAGGCGGTTGGCAATAGTCTCGGCGGCGGCACGCTCCGCGTTCCGCTTCTCGATGGCTTCGCCCAGTTTTTCGCGGGCGACTTTCATCTGCTCCGCAGTGGCATTTTTCATGTGTTTGTTGCTTGTTTTGTGAAAAAATAACCCCTACGGATGAAGGGCTTTGAATTGTCGAAGGCGGATTTGTTGGGACGTTTGGGCTGGCGTTTCTGGCTCCAATTCTGGTTCGTCGGCAGTTTCGTCCAGCGAGCGAGCGAAGGCGGTAGTATCTCGGTAAGCAGGGGTCAGCACAGGACCAAACTCTACGATCCGAGGGAGCCGGATGATCGTGCGGTGCTTGATTCCGCCGATGTCGCGCACTTCGTAGCAGTCAGCGGGGAGTGCTGGAAATTGAAAACTGCTGCCTTTCGCATCGCGGCGTTGGATGCGGCGCAGGGCGGTAACGTGGGTGGGGTCGCCGGGGTCGTGTTCGTATTCGTAGTAAAGGCCAGTAGCATCCACACCATATCTCAGCGAAGGCTCAGAGGCCAAGAACTGCCTCTCGTCGTGATTGAAACAGCACTGCACGTCGCTGAAATCAGTGTCATCGAACGCGCCGGGCGCAATGCTTTCGGTGAACTTCATGCCCTTCTTTGTGGTCAGTTCGCGGCTGTGCAAATTGAATTTTGCCGCGTAGCCAAACACGGTTGTTTTGCCGCCTTCGATAGACCTGATTTCGGGTTCTGAGTCGGTAAAAAAGGGGTCAAGATGCTTGTGGCTGTCCATTAGTATCTGTTTTTGCTGTCCCTGTTGGGGCTGGTTTGGTATCATCTATGACTTCGGCAGCATCCTCGATGTTGGCGGCTCGGGTTGCGGCATCACCCTGGTTCTTTTCACCTTCGGAGGAGAGGTATTTTGCGAGTGCGACCTCCAGCACGTTTTTGAGCGGCACTTGGTTGATGTCGGTGAGCAGTTCGTCACCGCCTTGCACGGGGTCGAGGCCAAGTTTTTCACGCACCTCATTGGGAGTCATTATCGAGCCAGCCACATAGCCCATGTACACCTTCGCTTGAGCCTCAGCGTCGAGAGCCAAGTACATCGAAGTGTCAAACTGGAAAGAGTAGCGGCCCTGCTCCTTGATGTAGAAAAGTTTAGAGGTGAATTCCTCTTGAACTTGCTCAATCTTCGGAGACAGACAGTGAAGGAGGAAGTCCATGGACCGCTGAACGCCAGCCCCATAAGTCCCACCATTTTCAACGGCCAAAAGATCAAGAGGCATCTTAGTCATGCGCGCCACGTCTGCGATATTCATGCGCGAAAACGCCTCGAAACCGACTTCGTGGGGCTTCAAACTCAGATACTCAATGGCCTGCCCCTTGCCGAGAAAAATAGGCACCCCAGCATTCGCGCTGCCACCATACTGCTGCATGAAGTTTTCGCGGGCCATCTTCAAGTCGGCCCAAGACATTTCGTCTTCGCTCGAGATTGCGATGGACGGGGCCGCGCCGTTCCCAAGCGTAGCCGCCGAATACTGATTGAGCGCAATGCCAGTACCGTGAATGTCCGTGTGTAGGAATGTGGTGGTGAGGCCCGTAACCGCGTCAAGCGATAGGTTTTTGATGTGGATTATGTCGCTGGGGGGGAGACTGTAATTGGCCGATTTGCCACCGATTGTACCGGAAACGCGATAGTAGAGGTTACCCCACTGGTCATGGTCCACGCACACCGCCGACTGTGGCAGGTGTTCGACATAGATGGGTCGCATGGTCATGGGGTCGCGCCAGATTCGAGCGTAGCCGTTGCCCATCAAGGCATTCACCAGCAGGGCGCAAATCAGGTCAAACCAAGTGTAGTGAGGGTGGGGGCGATCAGCCAAAAACTCAGCCACTGGATGGTCATGCACCTGGCTCACGCGACCCGACATTTTCCGCATCACTTGGCGGTCGAGCATAGCCACGCCTTCGGAAATGTAACGGCAAGCCGAGTAGAAAGCAGAGTTTCCAAGAATCGTGAGTTCGGTAACCGGTACATCGGCCTTTGTCCGATTGCCAAGATTGAAGTACGACCAGAAATTAGGGTCAGCCAGCGAGTAGGAGCGGGATTCGGTAGGGATGGCCTCGACAGCACGGTTTTCGACTGGCACCACCTCGACGGCGCGATTCTCCACAGGCGCAGCAGAAGCCGAGCGACCGAAAAATGCAGGAAGGAGAGAATCGAGTGAAAGTGCCATGTGCGCAAACTGTGCAGCAAATGTGCAAGTGCGCGGAGCGGGTGGGCAAGTTCTTAGTTTACCTGCTGACAGGACGGAAGCGAGGAGGGCCGCTACGCTTGCGACCTTTCACCACAGAGAACGAACGGAGGGATGAGTAGCGGCGTAGCCCATGCTGCTCCCTCAACTCGCTCTCAACGCAATTTAGAGCGTCTTTCATCGGGGAGCGGCTTTCGGGATGCTCCTGAACGTGGTGCCAAAAACGCCTCATGTAGCCGGGGTTGGTGGTCAGGTCGTCAGTCGTCATAGCCAGCGGGTTTTGGTGTGGTGAGCCAAGATTGTTTCTGTGGGACGATTTCAAACACCATCCTCATCAAAATCATGTCAAAATAGTCAGGACTTCGGCGAAGCAGGGCTTTGATTTCTTCCTTCGGGGTGATGGTGAGTTTCCCAGTAGCGTTTTGCCCGGTTTTCTTGTGGGCCTCAAATTCTTCAATGATTGCATCCCGCTCCATTTCCATCTGGACATTCAGGTAGATTTTCCCATCCTGCACGAATCGGGCCAGCCAAAAGGCACACTGGGTGCGAAGGTTCTTGTAGTCCACCTTGACCGTGTTGCTGCCTTCTGCTGGCTTTTCTTCGAGCGGGGTGTGCTGGGAGCGGAAGTCGTGCGAGGAGCGAAAGAAGCCGGTCAGGAAGTTGCCTACGCCGTTGGCATCAAAGACGATGTTTTTGCCGGGCACCGAGTGCTCGTGGGCCAATTTCTGCATCTGCTCCCAGATCATTTTACCGTCGCTTTTCTCCCACGAGTAGATTCTTTCCAAGCGCAGGCCCGACCAAATGCCGATTCGCAGGCAGTCGCTTCCCTCCATTGCGATATCGGCGGTCATGTACTTGTCGCCGGAAGGCACGAAGGTGTTGGTGAATAGATCGTGGAGGTTTTCGTAGCGGAATAGTTCGTTTTCGCCCTCCGCATCGTACCAACACCCTCGCAACAGCCGGGAGCCATGCCGCTTGTCCTGTGCGAGCAGGTTGCCCTTGTAGCCCAAGTCCTTGTCGGTTAGTTCGCGGTTGTCGTCCAACGTTCCGGGGATAAACGTGACAGATTTAACCAGTTCTGGGCGGTATGCCTCCCTACCCTCTTGGGGCAGTTGCTCCATTGCGTCCTTCGGACTTTGCCCCCAGTAACTGGCCTCGTTCCATCTTGCCAAGTAGCGCACTACGCCCGCACGTTCCGGCATCGGCATGCCGCGCAGGTGTTCGGCTTCGTGATCGTCGGGGTAAATCCACCATGAAATTAGCCGTTTGACCCATCCGCTGGTTTGGGGGTTGGTGGTAGCACGGATGTAGGGGCGAACACCACAGGCTGAACGGTTGCGACCGACGAGGTACCAAAATTGACCGGGGGTGAAGTGAATGAGTTCATCGAAGCCGAGGAAGGCGATTTGCGCGCCGTCCCAATCGTACTTCGTCTGCTCATGCTCGAGGTGGGAAAATAGCAGTGTCGCGCCGCTGGGGAATTTCCATTTTGGTGGGGCTTCGGTGGGGGTTGGTTGCTGGCCTGAATCGTTGCGGAGTTTCAGGTAGATTTCCTTGCTGGTATCCCATAGACCACCGCTGTTTTTCACTTGGACAGTAGTTCGCCGAAAGATTGCAGCCCGAAAGCCAGGGTTCCCAGCGTGTCGAAGCGGCTCCATCAGGAGCGCGTAGGATTTGCCCGCACCGGCTGCGCCGCCGCCTATCACGATGTCAGCCCGACTTGCCAAAAACGAGGTCTGGAAGCCGGGCTGAGGGCGGATAAGTTGGCGGGGTGGGGTCATACTTCGTCGAGGTCGGCGGGACTGATGGAGTCGCGTTGATTGTCAGGCAGAACGACCGCGAAGCCACCACCACCGGACACTGTAGCCTGAATCTCTTTTTGCCGAGGCATGACGTAGGGAAGCAGCGCGGTATAGGTTCGGCAGTAGGCATCGGGTTCAAGTTCCCGCATTTTGGCTTCGAGCGTGACGAAGTTCGTGGAGAGGAAATCGGAGATGCGGAGGCGCAGGTCAGCAGTGACCTTGTTCGGGGTGCCTTTTGCTCGACCGCCGAGTTTTACACGCTTTACTGGTTGCTTTTGCTCGTTTTCCATCTATTTGAGCGCTATTTTAGTTCTTCCAACCAGTGAAATAAGCCGGGGTACTGCTGATTGAATTGCTCCACAACCGCTTGAGCAGATGCAAGAGGAATAGGGCTGCCAGAAAAAACCTCACCGGGATTTGATTTGTAATACCATTTTACGATTGCCATACTGTGTTTTTTTTTGCAAAGATAAAGCCAACTACCCTTTACCACGAAAAGCCGCCCGATGTGGGTAGCCTTCGTGAAAGGGGGTGTTAGCCGCTATGATACAAAAGATAGTTCTCGTGATTCGGCATAAACTTTCATTGCGGCATCAGCCATTTTGATGTGCAGTTCGTCGTCTTCGTTTGGGTCGCCATGAATTCCCGCCAAAACTTCTTCCGTTGTTACGGTTTGGCTGTCAAGCCATTCGCCTATTTTTTCCAAAAGGTCTTGTCGCAAATTGTCGAACATTGTTGAGTTGTCCATTTTTAAGAGTGTTGATGTGGTGAAAAATTTTGTGAAGCGGCTAACCCAGCATGGCCGCCCATGCTTCTTACGCAGTCGCACTGCGTTCATGCGTCCAGTTATCCAAAACTGAAATCAAGCCAAGTCAAACAGCGTCGGCACGTTCTGCAAAGCCTCTGCTTCACGAAGGTACACGCAACCATCTTTCCAGTAGTCAGCGTTCGGTTCTACGCCTGATC